CTATTGGTTTTGGTGTTGTCATTAGATAATCCGCGTTTGTTCGTGACCAACACGGATTTTTGGATCAATCCAGATCTCCATACCCGCTTCTTTTGCATCTAGACAGAAAGATACGTCTTCTCCACACATATCTTGGACATCTCCAGACTCAAAAACTTGCATTTTGGGAGCAAACCAAGGATATTTCATCTCTTTGTGCTCGAATACACCATTTTTGATCAACAACCAACCAAATCCAGTGTAATCAACAGTGAAAGGTTTGCGTCTACGAGAGATTGACTCGATAGTTTCGTGATTCATCACTCCACCATTCTTAGCAAAGTCCTCTTCTTCTAACCAATGTGCAACAGATGTTGTTTTTCCATCCTCTGTGCAGTACCAACCACCAGCAATATCCTTCTGCATCCATATTAATCTATAGAGTTGCTCTGTATTGAAGACAATATCAGAGTCAATCCATAACTGATAGTCATATTTTAGTTTTCCGTCCCAAGGTATTTGATCTGGGCCTCTGAGAACGTTAGCACCAAGGCATTTGCATCTTGCAAAGTTAACCATTGATGAATAATCTTGTGAGATCTGAATACTAGATCCATTCTGAACAAGGTCAAAGCATAGTTGAACGAAGTTCTTTAAAAAGATATAAGATACTCCTCTACCTGGCAGACAGAAAACTATTGCTTTACCTTTGGCTAATGCCTTTGCCTCTTCTAAGTTAAAGTCATCTTCGACTTTCTTAGTTTTGGGTGCATTTGCCTTTACTGTAAATCCTTTTGCCATAACATGTTGTAATTACATTCTTAAGTATACCACGGTCAAACCAATTTGTCCATAGTGTTATATTATATAGTCATTTTTTATGAGCTCTTTTTGAGAAACTCCTGACTATTACAGGGGCCTAACAACATTCCCTGATCGTTAATTCCTTTCAAAGCCATACTGTTGATTGCGATGTCACCAGCTACTGATAATCTTTTCTCGTCAGTTAAGTAGTGGGGGTAAACCGCATGAAACAGATCACTAGGAAAAATTAACATATGACCTTCATTATATTGTTGCTCTAATTTCCAATTTACTTTTCTCATATTCCCACAGACATCATTATAGGTAAGAATGAAATCCCCTGCATCTGGATGCATCGTATCTGGTACTTCTTGTTCTTCTGTGGCACAGGAAGGAATTTTAAGCCATACTACAAAAGAGAATATGGCGTCATGTTGATGTAATGCTTGATATTGTCCTTTACCAGTATAATTTGCCCAGAACTTCTGAAAGGTTAACTCATGTATGTGAGTTGTTCTTAATCTATGAGGTATTCCAAAGTCTTCAATATATTGTTGTATTACTTTTCTCAGAACTTCATTTTGAAAACGATTATCGTCATCTACCAACATCCACTGTTGCTTTGCATTATCTGGTTCATACTTCTCTACCAGATGATGTAGATGATCTAAGTGTTCTTTATCCAGAGTTATATCTAAAACTCCGTAATTAGGCAAATCAATCTTTTTGGTTCTCATTTTTAATCACCTTTATTTCTTCTTTACGAAGTTCATCATTTGGATAGTTTTTAAAATACTCTTTTAGATATGACAGTTTATGTTTTATATCTCCCACTGGAATATCTTCCATAATAAGGTTATCGCCAATATAGACGTTATAGGTATTCATCTTCCCAAGTGGCCATCATGTCCTCTAAGTCCTTACGGATATCAGGATGGTACATAAGATGATTATCATGCTCTAATCTAAAAGAGATAGATTCGTAGATGTACTCTAGCTCCTTAACATCGAGCTCTATATTCATTGTTTCTTCGGAAATGTTCATTATAAACTTATCTATACATTTGTATTTTTAAACGTTTGTTGTAATAGAAATCATTTCTTGTAGGCAAGGGACTTTTTCTATCAGGATTGATGGCTTCTGTTGGTGCCATACTGTTGATTGCCACATCCCCAGCAAGTGCAACACGATACTCAGTGGTTGTGTAGTGAGGGTATACAATATGATTTAGGTCACTAGGAAAGAACAACATTTTACCTTCTGCACCTTTTCCTAATACCCAACTTCTTTTTTGATATTGTCCACATGTGTCAGGATAACAAAGTACGAAGTCACTTGCCTCTGGCCTGAATCCAGCTTGAATCTGTCTTTCTTTCTCACCTTCAAATGGAATCTTGAGCCATACTACAAAGGTGAATATTCCTTGATGATCATGTATGCTTTGATAATCTCCATCTTTAGATACACGACACCAGAAACGACTGAATGTAGGTATGTGATGATGTGTGGTTTTATGTTTAAAAGGAGTTCCATATGTTTCAAAGTAAGTTTGAGTCGCAGGCATCAAAACATTGTTTTGAAAGAGTTCGTCATCATCACACAATGAGAATTGTTTATTCTCTTGGTCAATCTCAAGTAAACGATTACCTTCCCACTTGGCATTCGGGGCATACTTATGTACAAGCGTCCACAAGTTACTAATATCTTTTTCTTCTAATTCACATTCAAGTACACCGTAATTAGGTAGGTCTACGGCTTTAGGTTTTTTCATTTAACTTCTCACGATACTTACGACGGCCATTTACGACCTTCTCCATTTGTGCATCAGAGTATCTAGTCGTATAATATCCCTTTTCCGCCAATTGCTTACTTGTGTCGTCCAACGCGCTGATTTTCTGAATCATAATGATTGTAAACAACTGATCCATCTTAAGTAACAACCACAAATCTCTTCCCTGACAGTTTAGAAACGTGTTGAGTCCATCGACGCCGCCAGACATTTGATCTGGATTGATGATATTTGCATCTGACTTTGCTGCCACTATGACTACATCGTGACTTTCATCGAAGTTCTCACACTCTCTTGTAACCACCTCCCAGTAGTCGTACGCGCTGAAATAGTCATAAACCTTAACTAACTTTAACTTATTCTCATCTCTTACTTTCTTCGCAAAGGGGCAACGAGGCCCTGTATAATCACCACCATTAAGTTTATCGGGTTCCTGTAAGTAATCAATCCAATCATGCATATACTCATGTAAAACATCTAAGTCATGATTGACAAATGCTTTAGATCTCATTAAAAACTCTGTTCCTCCATTATACATTCATCACCAATACAGGTGGCAAAGGATAAACTGTCAGTGTGATACGACAGATAAATCTTATCCCATATAAAGTCAAAGTCCTCTTCACTCAGGTTCTTAAACAAACACTTATCCTCATAGTATATGTGATACGTCTTGCCAGTGATCGCTGAGTTCATTCCTTAATCCTCCTTGGTACTTCGATAGTCCAACTATTACCTTTTAATTCTACCATCTTAAAACACTTTTTATTACGTTCAATTTCTAACAACCATGATTCATTCATCGTGCTGCCGTACTCAACTGGGTTCATACCCACGAAATCGAGTATTGCAGTGTCAACCATGTGATAGAGAGTATCCCAAGTGAGAGTGTACTGTAATGCTGATGCGATCTGTTCAACTTCATACTCAGAGAGTTTCTGATTCAAGACGCCCAACCGACATTCAACTAACTCATTCAAGTCAATCTCTATCTTACTATTCTTATATATTGCCATAATAAGTTCTTTACAGTTTCTTAATCAAATGATATACCTTCTTCATCAGGAAGATCTAGAAGCTTCTCTTCCACCCAATGATCTTTATTATCTATCTTTGCAGCCTCAACGTATGCCATGATATGTCTATCCACTTGCTTATAGATCGGATGCAAGTCGATATCCATACGAATGTCGTGTGCAATCTCAGCCACTTGCTTCTCTGTTAAACAATGATCAGGATGAAGAAGATCACAACAAGGGATCCTCTTCTCTATCAGCTGATTAATGTTTATACGAATCTCATAGTCGTTATAAACCGCCATTAAAAGAACCTACCTTTAGTTCCATAGTTTACGATACCGATTGCTGAACCTATACAAAAGGTCATCAATACAAGTGTTAATACAACTCCTTCAATCATTGTCTGTTTTATATGTTTACTCCTACAGTATAACACAAAATCAAGTTACTTGCAAGCCTTCTTGTCCAGTAACATTATAACTGTCATAAGATAGATCTCCAGCTAAACAAATACGGTATTCA